GCGAATATATAAATGAATCTCTTCTTGATGCTTCACCTATAAGGAAGCAAAAAGACGAGAGCGCAAAACTCGTTGCTAAGTGGGACAAATCTGGACTTTTAGAGGGAATGGAAAATGATTGGCAGAAATCTGGTATGGCTGTATTGCTAGAAAACCAGGCTCGTCAGTTAATTTCTGAGAACTCTAAAACTTCTCCTAACGCCGGTGGTGGTGTTGGTGATGAAGAATGGTCTGGTGTTGCCCTTCCATTAGTAAGACGAGTATTTGGTAATATCGTAGCACAGGAACTTGTTTCTGTTCAGCCTATGAACTTACCTTCTGGACTAGTATTCTATCTTGATTTCAAGTATGGAACTACTAACAGTAAATTTACATCTGGTGGCTCCATTCATGGAAAAACTGGTCCTAACTCACCTTCTGGATCTTCTGCACCTTTTGGTAAAGATGGTTTATATGGTGTAGGTAGATATGGGTATTCTAAGAATCTAACAGCAGATACTACAGTATCTACTACTGGTGCAGCTTCTGCAGCTACTTTCAAAGATATTGATTTTAATAGTGAAGTTTCCTCTTCTATGAGTGGAAGTCTTGCTAAAATCAGTATACCTATAAGTGAGTTTTCAAATCCTGATTTAAAATCAATTAGGGCTTGGACTTTTTCAGATAATGCAGGTGACTTGGCTGAAGGTGTTTTACCTCAGTTTAGTAAAGTAAATGGTGCAAACATTGATTTGATTGTATCTGCTACTGCTATTAACCAAGCTACTGGTTCATACACAGTTAACTACATCGTAGAAAACACTGCTGGAGACAGAGGTGATTTTGAAGATAGAGATGGTGATGCTACTAGTGATACTCTGGGTATACCTGAAGTTAACCTAGAGATGAGATCTCTACCAATTGTTGCTAAGACTCGTAAGTTAAAAGCTGTTTGGTCACCTGAGCTTGCTCAAGACTTAAACGCTTATCATTCTGTCGATGCTGAAGCTGAATTAACATCTATGTTAAGTGACTACATTTCAATGGAAATTGATTTGGAAATCCTTGATATGTTAGTAAGTGATGCTCAGACTGAAGATTACTGGTCAGCAAAAGCTGGTGAGGACTTCGACTCAGGTACTAACTCTTTCATATCTAATACCTTTTATGGTACTAGATTTGAGTGGTATCAGACTCTTGTAGCTAAGATTCAAAAAGTATCAAATGAAATTCATCGTTTGACACTTCGTGGTGGTGCTAACTTTGTAGTTGTTGCTCCAAAGGTCGCTACTATCCTTGAATCACTTCCTGGCTATGTAAGTCAACCTGGTGATGGTGGAAATGATCAATTCGGCATGGGTATCTCTAAGATAGGTCAAGCTGCTGGTCGTTACACCGTTTATAAGAACCCTTACATGACTGAAAATTCAATCTTGGTTGGATTTAGAGGTAGTAACTTCTTAGAAACCGGTGCTGTATATAGTCCTTACGTTCCGTTAATTACAACTCCATTGGTATATGATCCTAGTGATTTTACACCAAGAAAAGGTGTCATGACACGCTACGCTAAGAAGATGATACGTCCAGAGTTCTATGGTTTGGTTCATTGTAAGTCACTTGACTTAATTTAAATCTAATCATTAACTTGATGCAAACAAAGGGGAAGACTTCGGTTTTCCCCTTTTGTTTTTAGAAAAGTTATATTTATAGATAGGAGAATAATATTATGCCAAAATTAGATTATGCCTATGAAGATCCGTCATCATTTGTAGTGGGACAAACGCCATATGGTACTTATGACGCTGATTCAACCTATCAAGATGATATTGTTTCGGTCACTAAATGGTGTGCTAAACGACTTGGTTTTCCAGTATTACAATTAGAAATACCAAGTGGTTCTATCTATGCTTGTTTTGAAGAATCAGTAAATGAATATTCACAACATATTAATAATTACGATATTAAGAATTGGATGTGGGAACAATATGGAGAAAAAAATAGAATATCAGGATCTTTAAGTACTGGTTCTGCTAATCCTGTAACTCCGTCATTGGGGGCATCTATTGGATTATCTGATAAGTATGGACAACAAGTTGGTTTAAATGAAAACTATGATTTAAAAAAGGGATTTATTACTTTAACTGGTTCAAAACAAGATTATGATTTACAAGATGTTTGGGCTAATGTAAGTGAAAGTGGTAAACGGATAGAAGTCCATAGGGTGTTTAATCACATGCCAGCAGCTGTTTCAAGGTTCTATGATCCTTATGCTGGTTCATTTGACCAAAGACAACTTCTTGATGCTTTTGGTTTTGGTAATGTTTCTCCAGCAATATCATTTGTACTAAAACCAATCTCTTATGATTTGGCTAGAGCAAATGCTATTGAAACATCAGATTTAATAAGAAAGAGTGCTTATTCTTTTGAATTACATAATAACAATTTAAGGATATTTCCTATACCACTAAGTCCTGGAGATGATGGTGAAAAAATATATTTTGAATATTATGTTAAAGACGATATTAGGAACTCAGACAATCCTAACGCAGATTTACAAGGTGGGGTATCAAATCCTTCTAATGTGCCATATAAATTTATTACTTATAACTCTATTAATCAACCTGGTCGCCAATGGATTAGAAAGTATACTTACGCTCTTGCTAAAGAGTTGTTGGGTATTATTAGAAGTAAGTATAGCTCTATGCCGATACCTGATGGTGAAGTTACATTAGATGGTGAAGCTTTAAAGGCAGAAGGTAGAGAAGAAAAACAACAACTATTAGAAGAGTTAAAAGAGTTTTTAGATTCAGTATCTTTGACAGAAAAATTAAAAGCAGAAGCTGAAGAAGCTAATGCTCAACAAGAGGTGTTAGCAAAAGCACCATTAAACATATTCATAGGATAATAGATGTCTGCTACTAGACCATTCTTTATTTCCCAAAAGGAAATTGACTTAGTTGACCACATGAATGAAGAACTTATCGATGAGATAGTCGGTCAGTCTGTGGATATCTATAAGGTAGCACCCGAACATACAAATGAAAACATATATGGTGAGTCAACTACTAAGTATTTTAATGTAGGGTTTAGGGTAAATTGTCTAATACGATATAATGCTCCTGAAGTAGAACAATTTCAAGAAGTAGGTACAGATACAAACTCTACAATAGATTTAATGTTTCAGAGAAATAACTTGGCTAGTGGTTCACTAAACTTTTTTCCTGAAGCTGGTGATATATGTGATTGGAACGATTGGTATTGGGAAATAAACGGAGTAACTGAACCACAACTTATCGGTGGTCATCCAAGTTTTAATCATGCTATAAAAGCTACTGCACATCGTAGTAGATTATCATCTATTAATATAGAAGAAAGACCTAGATAATGGCCGTTCAATTACTAGATAAGAAACTTGTAATGAAACCAAGAAGGTCTTCTACAATAAAAGTGCAGAAAGATGTTGACTTTGTAAAAAATTATGATAGTGATAGTGAAAATTTGTACGGAGAATCAAAAACTGATAGGTTTGATGAGATAATAGATTTACTGAAACAAGGTAATATTTATGGAGAGTCGGAAAATATAACTTTAGGAGCAGTTGATGTTCCTATTGAGAAACAAATATCAATAGATAAAGTTTCAACCAAAGGATTAAAGTCTGAAGAGTACGCTAATACATCAGAGAGTAAGTTAGATAAACTAAGGAAATTACGCCGTGGCAATTAAACCAATAACAAATGATAATGCTGGATACGAGTCAAGAACTAATCGTGAAGCTCAAACAAGCATTAGAAGTGAGAAGGGAAATCCTAAAGTAGTAATTAAAAAACCAGGTGGTCAAAACGCTGGTAAGGGATTCTCCATTGGTTTAAAAGAGATAGATACGGCAGTTATCAAACATATCCGAAATATAATGAAACCAAAGGTAAAGGAACAAAATGAGATAATCTCTGTTCCTGTTCTTTATGGTAATGAGGAACGATGGAAGTCTATAAAAACTAGAGGTGTGTTAAGAGATAAAAATGGTTCTTTAATATTACCAATGATTGTAATAAAGAGAACATCCGTAGGATTTGATGACGCGATGCCTATGTCATTTGATAACGATGTACAAGGTAAATATATTTCTGTTGTACGTTCAAGTAGTGGTTGGAGTAAAAATAATAGATATGACAGGTTTTCAGTATTAACAGGTCAAAAACCTGTACAAGAGTTTGTCAAGACTGGTATGCCAGACTTTGTAACTTGTAATTATAGTATTGTTATGATGACATCTTTTATAGAACAAATGAACGACTTAAATTCACTTTGGATGGAACACCTAGAAACTTATTTTGGTGACCAAACATCTTATCGTTTTCTTTCAGCACTTGATGGTGATATAACAAACGAAATAGAAATGGAATCACAAGGTGAGAGAATGATAAAAAATGAGTTCAGTATGACTATTAAAGGGTATATGATACCTGAGTTTACTGATAATATATTTGGTAAAACTGCTGAATTAGGTAGAGCTTATAAACCAAAAAAAGTATCGTTTTCCGAAAAACTTTTATAATTATATATGTATATAATTGTTATAACAAACTAAAACAGAGGTTATTATGTCAGAAGTTAAATTCACAGATGATGAACTAAAATCAATCCAAGAACTTAGTGAAAAGTCAAATGCTATTACCAATAGATTTGGTCAGTTGGCTATTGCTAAAATTAACTTGGAGAAACAATCTGAATCAGTTGAGAGTGAAGAGTTCAAACTTCATGAAGAGTTAGAAGCTCTTAGAAAAGAAGAACAAGAAACTCTTAATGGTATTACAGAAAAGTATGGACCTGGTCAATTAGATCCACAAACAGGAGTATTTACTCCTACTACAGAGGTTCAACCTAAATCTGAAGAAAAATAAAATTAACTTTCTTCATCTTTCCAAAATTAGGTAATATTTATATATGAATAATTGTATGAAATCTTACCTAATTTTTGGAGACTATAAATGGCTGAGAAGATAATATCACCAGGTGTATTTACAAACGAAATAGACCAATCATTTTTACCGGCAACAGCTGGTCCTATAGGGGCTGCTATTGTAGGTCCAACAGTAAAAGGTCCTATCCTTGAACCGACAATAGTCAGTTCTTATTCTGAATATGTTCAAATATTTGGTGAGTTAATAGAAAGTGGTAGTGACAAATATCAATATTTAACATCCCATACTGCTCAAGAGTATTTGAGACAAGGTGGTCCTTTAACTGTAGTTAGAGTAGGAGAGCCAAGTTTAAACAAAGCTACTGCTACTGTACATGCCGATGCTTTAACTACTGTATTTGACTTAGAAGTGTTAGGAAACGGTACTAGTTTTAATAATAGTAGTTCTCTTGATAGTAACGGAAGATTAGCACCACAAATAACTTCTACTGGTAACAACCATTTTACTTCAGGTAGTGTTGGTGGTAGAGCTGATAATTTTCGTTGGGAAGTATCTCAGAGAAATCTTACTAAGGGTACTTTTACATTAGTTCTCCGTCAAGGTAATGATGAACAAACTAGAAAGAAAGTAATAGAAACTTTTGCTAATTTATCTTTAGATCCAGAATCTCCAAACTATATTCTAAAGAGAATAGGTAATCAAACTACAAGTATTGTAACAGAAGATAATCAATCTTTTGTACAAAATACTGGTGAGTTTCCAAATCAATCTAAAAATATTAGAGTAAAAACTTTACATGTCAAAACACCTAATTATCTAAAAGAAGATGGTAATAGAGATACTGTTAAATATAGTGATGGTGAATCTTATATTCCAGTATTAGGAAGTGGAAGTTATGGTGGTTCTTTTGGTAATATATCTGGATCAAGTGGAGTACAAACTTCAGGTGACTTTGGAACTCAAAATGCTGTTCATCCATTTAACTTTTACTTGGCTGACGATAATGATACTAATAGTCAAGGTGTTGATTTGGCGACAAGTGCCGCTACATTAGGAACTGGTGGATATAAAACTGCTATCAATCTGTTAAAAAACAAAGACGAGTTTGATATTGACTTACTTTTCTTACCAGGTATTCTTGACCAAAACGGAACTAACTCTAATACTATTATAGGTGATGCTATTCAGATGTGTGAGGATAGAGGAGATTGTTTCTTAGTATATGATAACACTTTTCTTACAGATTCTGTAGCTAATGCCAAAACAAATACTGAAGTTCGTAATTCAAGTTTTGCTGCTGCTTATTATCCTTGGGTACAGATTCAAGATGCTACAACAGGTAACTTTAGATATGTCCCACCATCAGTAGTGATTGCTGGTGTATATCACTTTAACGATACTATCGGACAACCTTGGTTTGCTCCTGCTGGATTAAACAGAGGTGGAATTGATAGTGCTGTTCAGGCATATAGAAAACTAACACAAGGTAACAGAGATGACCTTTATGAATCAAATGTCAATCCTATTGCTACCTTTCCTGGTCAAGGTGTTACTGTCTTTGGACAGAAAACAACACAGAAGAAAGCTTCTGCTCTTGACCGAGTAAACGTAAGAAGATTGTTAATCAATCTTAAGAAGTTCGTTGCTAACTCTTCAAGAGGACTTGTGTTTGAACAAAACACAACAGACTTGAGAAATCA